TGAATCGACAAACGCCTCATCAGGCCTATTACGACTTGCTGCCAATCGTTAAAAAGGCAGCCTAACCAACAGCAGGGATTTCACTTTAATTTTGGATTCTACTGTTCATACGATTGGGGCCACTTCTGTTTAGACAAAATATAATCAAAAACAGCTACAGGGAAGAAAGGAAAAATCAAAATCAAAGCCAACGGCCTAAACACCTTCCAACCGATCAAGCTGGACGCCGATTGTAAAAGATCGGCAACTCTAACCGCCTGCGGCGGCTCTGCGGCCACTAAATAACGCCCCTTTGTATGCCAACTGGACAACATCGAATAAGGCGCGCGCATATCAATCAATTGACCGCCTACAAACTCGTAGCCATTACGGAAAACTTGCCGCGTTTGGTACGCCCGATAAAGATCGGAACCGCGATACATTTCCCGATCATGCGTAATCGCATCGGCACCATAGCCGCTATAGATCGTGGCCAACGTCCCCTTCGGCAATCGCAAACCCAACACCTTACCCACCAACGGCACGCGATATTTGCCCATCTTCCGGCAACTCACATGATAAGTCAGCAAGGTTTCCCGCGCCTGCGGGTCGGCAAAATCAGCGTTCTGAAGCAAAAAAACCACATTCCAACCGTGCTTACGGGCGTGCAAAAACCAATCAAGCACCGGCGCCCTTTCCTTATCTTGCCAACCGCGGGAATTAAGCCAGATCAAACACTCGTCAAGAACGATCAAACCGAATTTGCTTTCGTCATACTCATCATCCGACGTACAAGGATAGGCATCCCCAAGCTGATCAAAATGTTGCCGAAGCGGTTTATCCGGTATACGGATAACAGACGCTTTAGAATCAAGCGGCATCATTTCATCAAGATATAAATTTAAATTGGTAGCCACCGGCCGACCGGCCTGTAAATACTCCCTAATGAGTTTAACCGCCCACATAGTTTTACCGGCGCCCAATTCTCCAGTAACAAATAGATTACCGGCGGCGAAATCATCTAATATCATCATCCCACCTCGATAAAATTTTCCAATAAATTAATTCACGTAATTCACGCGAAACCCAGGCGCAAACCCAACCCAAAATAAAAAAATCTAAAAAAAGTAACTCAATCATCGAACAATCATCCCCGTGCCAGTAGTTGCATTAATCTTATGCTTAATAATACGACCCAACACAATAGCCGACCAACCCGCAACGTGTACGCTAATAATGCACTCGATGAAAGTAATCACCTCAGACGGTATTAGAGACAGACCAAACTTCACCCAATCAGACAGAGCCGCCCAATTAGACGCAACGGCACCGCATGAGCCAGCGGGGCCAATACACGTAAATGCGACGCCAGTTAAAGCGGCTATCAAAATGTACCAAATCGTAAAAAAAGCGAGCATAAGCGACTGCTGCAAACCGATACGGGTAGCTATATGTGTAAACCAAGCGCCCAGAAACGAACCAACCCAATTAAGAATAAACTGCATTCAAATCTCCTTAACAATTTCAGACCAATAACCGAATATATGCAATACAGACCAAACAGCGAGCATGAATACAATTAATCCGCGAATATGGTCATCGTATATTTGACAAAATGAAGAAAGAGACAATTTACCAAAATTACCGGCATTAAATTCAGCTGGAAAACATGTACCAGACGCAAACGTCCAATACTGCGGTAAATGTAATTGAGCAGCAGGATTATTATCTAAATCAGTAGAAGAAGATTGAACGTCAACAATAGCATCATCATATTTCTGCTTTTCAGCATTACCAAAAGTCGATAAATCGGGCGCAGTATCAGGATTTAGTAATTGCTTAATTTCTAATTGAGTAGATTCTTTATTTAATGACGAAACATCAATATTTTGAGAATTATTATTAGTGACAATCGACGAACTAGATACATTATTTAAAGTTGAATTAAAATCAGTCGAAAATACATTAGTAACAACGCCCAAATCATTAGTAATAATTTTAGTTTCATGAGTAATGGGCTGACCTGTTTGAGAATTAACAGACTCCTCGCGACGGACAATATCGACCCCACCGATAGCATTAGGCGTCATTGTTTCGTTAACCGGATTTCCAAATTGATCAGTGCCCGAACGGGAATTCGGAAACACAGGCTGAGAAGCGGTATCAGGATCGTTCGGATGTAACGCAAATGTTCCGGCCGGCGTTTGATAGTAAGTCGGCTGACCATCCGACGGCCACTTCACCAAACCGGGATTAGTCAAATTACAAGCACCCCCAGACTGCGTATATCCAGACGGACACGAAGAACTCAAACTAGTAGCGGCAACCGAGCTACCGTTGACCTGACAATCGTAAACACTCGACGAGACAAATACAGCAACCGCAGACGCATTACGGCTCAAACACGCGGCCTGGGGAGAATCATAAACATTACCAGCGGCACCGCTCCATTTCTGGGCCAATACCGCTGTAGTCGGTGGACTCATTGAATTAGACCAACCGTCGGGAGCCGGGAAACTGGTGTTATTGACACCGACTTGAGCACGTAACGCGTTCAATCCATCCTCGATCACATGAATAGCAATAACTGAACCAACCATACCAGCAAAATTTATAGGATTAAAAGGCGCGCGAAACGATGAAAGCGCCTGCACAGCAGTCTCTACCAATGGGGTTGTTGTATGAACAGTTCCAACACCGGGCGGAGCCGTAAATACACGAGACGGGCCGATCTTGGTTGAATTAAAGGTTATGGCGGACGCAGAGCCGGTGAACGCAAAAGCAAGGATAAAAATTAGATATTTGATCATAAAATCACCTGCATAAAAAAAGGCGACGCGCCCCGCTGCGCGTGGCACGCCGCCTTTAGTAGTGGAGGATTAACGAGCGCCGCGTTTGACGAATTTTTTAACCAACGCCATGCCGACATCCCAACCCAGGCCGACAACCATAATGGCAACACCGATGGCAGCCGCCACGCCTATAGTCCCGATTACATCGGTCTGAATAGAGCCAAAGTCAGTTGCAGACAACGCGGCGGCATTTGATTGGCCAGCGAACAACATCAACAGCGCGAACATTGAATAAATGAAGTTTTTCATGTTTTTTTCCTTACTTTACTTTATCGACAAATTGCCGAACATTGAGAAAGATACGGCCAACACCGTAACCCATTAACCACACCAGAACCAGGAAACCGGCAAACCACGCTGCACTTGTCATCGTTGCTGCCCTCCCATAAATCCTAATGCGAACACAATCACAGTGAGGCCGACCGCAAGCAAATACTCTAGGGACGCCTCCCCCGTGATATTCGATGTGGGCAGATTTGCCCACGTTGTTAGTTTTTCCACTCTTGACCCCTTGGCCATTGACCGGAAATAGATTCGTCAAACTGCGGAAACTGCGCCGGTGTCCGGTTGGGTTTCCGCCTGTCGTTGAGTGACGCCTTGGCACGTACAAGAATTAGACGTTGAGCGTCGGTCATGACTACGCGACCTTTTCAACCGCTTTGGGCGAAACTGGACGCAGGCATTTAACCGTAAGATTGGCCAATTCAAGCGAACCAAAACGGCCCACGGAAAAGGCGGCATCAGTCAACGCATATTGACCCTTGCGAATGGGGCCAATCTGGTCGCGCTCTTCACGTTTTTGCGTAAAAGCGTGGCGAATTTTGAATTGCAACGGATAGCGGCTTTGGTCGGTGAACATCAAGGCCGGTTGTTCAAGCGTAAAATAAACGATGCTATCCTTACGGCTTACGATCTGGCCGGGAATCATATCTTCTGTTTCTATTTCAATGTACATATAAACCTCAACGGGACAGGATTAAGCCGCTTTATAGAACGGCGGGAATTGTTCGCCGAAGTTAACTTCGACGTAACGAATAAACGGGATGACTTCACACTTGAGACCATCGCCTTTTAAGTTTTGGAGGACGGCTTTGGATAGGCCGATACTTCCTAGCATCTCAACGGCACGCTTGAACGTACCGTCGCCAGTAGTACGCTTAGTCTCAATCCAACCTTCCGACTTCAACGACCGGAAAACCCGGTAAGCACTGTTGGCTTGGCCATAAGTAATTTTGCCGGTACGGGCGTTAACAGTAGGAAATTGCTCTTTCAATTTTTTCTCTATTTCTTCATCTCTAATGATTCTCATCTCTTTACCCTCTAACGCTTTAAACAAGTCAGCTGTGCCCTCTTTCCAGTAACGCTGTGCGTCGAATACCTTGCACAGCACAAATAAATTGTTGTCAATGCCGCGGCGCTGAAACCAGCGACTCTTAAGCGAAACTTCCCATCGCACCATACCTTTAGCCCAATCCATCAAATCATTGGTGTACTGTTCTACGGCTTTAGAACCCTTGCGCTTAAGCTTATCGAGCTGATTGATGACTTCCAGAAGCTTTACGTACACCTTGATTTTTTTAATACGGCTATTGGACTTGCCAAAATAAGCAGTACCAGCGTAACCGGTGCGAGCTCTGGTTTGGCCATTGCTGACGTTCTGCAAGGCGTTGACGAATTGCAGCGCCTCATTTTCAGTTTTACACCACGAATGATAGGTAATGTCGACCTGTTCAACTGTCCAATGCTTTTGTTCCAGATACTCGATCAAATGCGGATAGGTATCGATCAGCAGGTGAATCATCGACTCAGCACAATCCCAGATATTGTCGGAACCAAACAGGTTATGACCTTGGGTAAGCTTGGCGGGACTGGCTTTAATCTCGATAAAGAAGTCCTGAACATCGGCATCTTTTTTAAAACTGTCGCGAAAGTCGAAAACCTTAAAGGCCATAGTCGAAAGGCTGGAGGGGATGGATTCCCAACGATGGGTTAAGGCGACCTCTTCACCAAAGGAATCAAGGGAAGATTCCAGCGGTATCCGCAAATGAGACAGGCTGACGACATCACGTAACACTTCACGCACCACCGGCACACCGTTTTCGGTTTCGGAAACCTGAAACACTTGGCGAAATGGGCAACGAAGAACCAACATATCAATCATGGGAAGTGTGCTCCCCTACTCAACAGCCGCCGACGACTGAGTAGGGAAGCGGCCAACGTCGCCGGATGAATAGAAACGTTCTGGCATACGCAACCAATTGCCATAAACCGTTAATTTTGGTTTGCCAATCCACAAGTGAAGCGGAAGCCGTGAAACAGGTAAACGCAAGCAAGGGAAAAAAGCAGGAAACTGGTATCTGGATTTATGGTGCTGGATGTTCATCGGTTGGCCTCGGTGAATCTTAGAACTTAGATTTGAGGCATTTTTTACATTCTTAGAAATCAGATGTCAAGAACAAAGAGCAAAGAATGCAAAATATAAGAAAACAGAAAGCGAGAAATCACATGCCAAGCAAACACATAGACGACAAAACATGGAGAAAAATTCAGGACTTAACCGTTAAAACAGTTATAGCTACCCAGAAGCCAATCAAAGAAACAGAAGTACTAGCCTACGTCATCAAAAGAGGACTAGAAGAAATTAACGTGGAAGAACTAAAAACCTTAGCTAAAGAAACGAGGTAAGCCATGGGATTACATGACCGAGACTGGTACCACGAAGCCATAGACGAAAAAAACGGCAAAAAGCGAATTGATACAGACAACAAAATGAGTCAAGCGGAGCTAATGGAAATACAGCGAAACCTGAGCAAACTCAACTATTTCAAGCCTAAAAAGGCAAAAAAACCGCTATGGAAATTGATAATCGAAATGGCTGCACTAATGACTGTTTTCACAATACTTATAAGCCTAATAAAGTCTAACGTATTTCAGTGAGTGGCTTTGAAGAATCGAGCTATATTAGAGAAAAACCAAGTTATTGATATTCTGGAAACTTTCTAAAACTTTGGACCAAGAGTCCACTGGTTATAGTACGTGGACTCTCCACCGACCCCGGAGCCGGGAAATATCGCCGGTGGCCAGAGATTTTTTTGTCACTACGAATATAACCAGACAGGCGCGTTGCGCCGACGTGACGCCCGGCACGGTTGGCCACTGCGATCAGCGATCACTAGCGGGCTGTGTTCCGTGAAATGCCATACCGCTATTAAATCGGCGACGGACGGTGCAATAAAAGCCCAATCGCTATACACAGCAACCCCAAGGGTTTTGTTAGTGGGATGGATGCAGGGAGGAAATCCATCCCGCGCGGTCGTCCGGCTGGCTGCGCTGGCCGGACTGCGGGAAAGAACATCAGCCGCCAGGCTGAACCCGGAACCGAGACAAGCGTTACAAACCAGGGCGCAATGACGCCGGCCGAGTAACGCGGTCAAATGCCCGCTTACGGCAAGCGCCAGTTGAATACGTTTGCCTGCCTGTAACAGGACGACCACAAGAACAAGCGCAAAGCTTATAGGTTGATTTGCGTTGCAATACCGCTTGCGCCAAGGCAACGGCCATACCATACGGAACACCATTACCGATAGCGCACGCCAGCGCTCTACGAGTAAAAGAAGGAATATCGAAATCAGCCGGCAAGCCCTGTAAGACCGCTATTTCAGAGATGGGCCTGTCATCGTTAGCCAAAACGGTAGCGTTACCGGCTGGCTGATTTTCCCGATCGATCAGTAACACCGAACCGTCGACCGATCCGAATTGAACATGACGCAAGCGGCGTTGGTCATGGCCGAATTCGGAAGCCTTCAAATCAAGGCGTTGCCAATTATAGCCATCGATACGAATATCCGGCACGCCGGGGACGTTTTCGCACAACCACCATTGAGGTTGCGCTTGTCCAACAATACGCCGGAAGTGTTCGATCATTTCACGGCCCTGCCCACTGGGTTGATTACGCCGAGCTTTGCTAAAATCCTGACATGGAGGCCCGCCAATAACCCCTGCGAATCTACCAGACGGCACAGAAAAACGGCGAATGTCGCCGCCGAAGACCTTATCGGGCCCACGCACCACGCAGAACCCGGCATCCTCAAAACCGCGATCTAAAAGACCAATACCCGGAAAGAGCGACAAAACCAACATAACGTTACCTCAGTGCGGTGAAAACGATCCAGATGGTAACGCTAAAACCGTTACACGTCCAGGCTTAAAAACACCTGGTCAGTAACAACGGACAACTACGCATAATGCAGAATATGCAAACCGGCCCCTTCGGGCCGGTATTTTCCTACGGGGCCGCTCTACATATTCTCACTACATTATGCGAAGTCATAAGACGCGGGCGGCGCGAATTTTGCGTTAGTGCCATTTCCCTTTTTTTGGAGTCAATACTATGGCACGTAAGAAAAGCTCTTTCTATCATACCCGCTGGAACCGTTGCGGCTTAAACGAAGCACGTGCAGCCGAGATAATCGGTTGCACGGTTGAGGATGTTCAACGATTCGACGACGAAGGCGCGCCCATTGCGGAGCGCCTTTTGCTTTTGTGGGACTCGAAACACGTCAATCATGACGGCTGGGACGGGTTTTTGTTTTCGCGCGGCGTTCTGCGCTTTAAAAATCGCCGCTGGACGCCTGCCATGCTCAAGGCTTGGCATGACCATGCCGAAGAGCTGGAGCAACTCAAAATCGAAAATTTGCGGCTGAAATCCTGGAATGGATTATCCACAAGTTTTGTGGATAAGGTTGTTTATACCGTCAAGCGGCGCTATAGTCGGCGCCGGGTTTAGGTCGTTTGGTCGATTTTTAGCCAATCGGCCTTTGGCTTGCCGGGGTGGGCCCGGAAGCCGCCCTTTTTTACTTCAAAATCGACAAAAACAGGCCACTGAGTTTTAGCGTAGACCATACCAAAGTGCGCAAAATGTTATTGATTTTAAACAAACTTTTTTTGTCGGCAGAGTCTAACATATTTTTTGCGATTTTTGTATGGCGTAAAAATGAGAAAAAAACCGCGCCAGCCCTAGAGCCGCAAGGGCTAGAGGCAATTTTTAAAAGTATGATTAGATGCAAAAAAGTACGGGTTATCATACCAAAGTGTGGGTGTTACTAGAACTTCCCACACTTTCCGGCTATCGCCGGAAAGCCCCTGCCCCAACAATCAAAACAGCCTTTTTTTGATGCCTCCGGCGGCCCTGAAAGAAGGTATTGAAGAACGAAAAAAGCCTACCTAGCGACGGGCGCGTCAAAGTCCGGTTGTTATCTGTCGAGCGGGAAACACTTCCGCGCCTAAATGGCGTTCGGTGTTGGCCTATCGGCCAAGCGGGAAAGGTGTCGCGAAGAGCGCATGGCCGTTAGCCAGCGGAAAAGACATTGATTGTTTAGATATCGCCAACCAATAAAGTACGCTGCGCGTGATTTTGTTTGATGAAAGGCAATAATGAGCCGCTAGCGCGCCGGTGTTTTAAGTAACTGCGAATAAAAGCCGTCTCGCGCCGCTGGCGCTCTGTTACGGCGCTGATAGACAACCACTGCGATCAAAGCCTATGGGAGCGCCTGTGCGGGTCCTGCCCTGCCCGCCGGCGTCTTGCCAAGGTCAACCAAAAGCCCCTAGCACCGATCAAAGCCTTTGAACGTCAAAACCGGTTTTTTAGTGAGTGGATCAGCAAGCCGCCACAAGTGGCGAGCCTGCACCCGGCTGGTTCGCTGCGCTCACTGGCCGAGCGCGTGAAAAGCAACCGGCATCAATAACCGCGTGGCCGCCTTCGGCGTCCTACGCGGCCGGCGTTGCTTGCAGGTGAATGCCTAACGCCTTGATGACTTTAAACACGGTATCAAAACGCGGCTTTGCGCCAGGCTTAAGGGCTTTGTAAAGGCTTTCGCGGCCAAGTCCGCTTTCATTGGCCAAGGTGGCCATGCCTTTGGCTTTGGCAATGTAACCCAAGGCCCTTATCAGTTCATCACTGTCGCCTTCTTCAATCACTTGGGTCAAATATTCGCTAATCGCTTCATCTGTATCGAGCATGTCAGCGAGGCTGAAAACTGTTAATGGTTCGGTCATGGTCACACCTCTTTGGATAGTTTGATTGCGCGTTGAATGTCGGCTTGTTGGGTGGATTTGTCGCCGCCGGCGAGCAAAATCAATATTTGACCTTGCTGGGTCATGAAGTAAACCCGATAGCCTGGCCCATGATCGATGCGCATTTCAAAGACGCCCTCGCCTACTGGTTTCACATCGCCCATAAGTCCATGCTGTACCCGATCTATTCGCCTGGATATAGCGATTTTCGCCCGTAGATCTCGAAGACCGGCCAGCCACCTGGAAAATGTTTGAGTTTGTTGGACTATGTTAAACAT